TAACCACCCCGCCTGGTTCAAATCGCTGACAACGATACAGAAAGGAGAGGCATGGCGGCCTTCCTTCTTTTTGCCTGTGTGGCCATTCCCAGAATCCACAACATCCGGGATATTGTTGACGTCATCGAGGTCAACCACGTTGTTGGCCCTCGCGGAGCTCTTGTCCTTGATCAGGTCATTTTCTGGCGATGGGTCTCACGTGAGTCTCATTATCGAGTGGTTGCCTGGCGACACCTTAGAGGTGTCCGGGAGTATGCGCCGAAGCAGGTCGAGGTCCCCCCTGACGGATGGAAACCTCTCCCACAGTGGAACGGCGGTCACGCTACTCCGATCCGCAGACGCGACCGAGGGGGCTGGTGGGTAAGCCAATGGAAAGACGAGAAAGATCGCTGCTGGAGAGAAGTTGCGGCGCCCATGTTCCGGGAAACTTGGACGCTCCATGATCCTGAAATTGACGACCGGGAATTTCTCCCCAAGGACCAACGTAAGGGACTCCGGAGTCCAAAGCGTTGATAATCCCCCCGTGGGACGAGCTCGACTACTCGATTCGATCCTGGGTCCGTGGGTTCGTGGCTGGAGTCTTTGCTGGAGTCGTCACGACGATTGTTGTGTATGTATTGTTTAGGTGGTGGCTCTACTATTAGGGCAGCTTATTTGAAGATCCACACAACTACGTTCGTGTCTCTAGTTGTTTGATTCTCTGGGCAACCCACTGCATGACCCTGGCTTGCCCTCCTGGAGACAAGGTCGTCCCAGACATGGCTGCCTCTCCTGCCTGCTTCACTCTCGCCACCTGCTTGTACGAGAAGATGCGGTCCCGCATCTGCTGAATCTCCTCTTCGTGAGGATCGTCCTTGCCTGGGGGTGGATCGTCCTTGCCTGGGGGTGGTTCTTCGGGCACAGCTCCGTACCGAGATTCGGTGATACCGAACAGCCAGTTCTTCTCCTCCTCGGCAACGACCTTGATGGTCCGCTCATACCACTTGCTGACTTCTCCTCTGGTGTTGCACTCCGCTAGTTCGGCCGACAGTCGGTCACGAGGAGTGCTGACGTCTTTTTCGACGGTTTCTACCTCCTCCTCCTCTTCTGGCGGGGAGTTTTCCACGGGCGGAGGTGCGACAATGTCATTTACCGGGGTGGGGGCTGGTCGAATTGTTCCAGCCAATCTCTCGACACGGCTTGTCTTTGCCTGTGACACTACGACTCGTGAGGGGTCTGTTAGCTGGTTCTCGGCCTCCATTGCTTTTCCTAATCCCGTCCCACCCGCCGCTGGGTCGATGGGCACCACTCGCCTCCCCCAGGCGTCGCGAAATACGGTTTTCAGCGCCATTTCTTGAGGCCATTTGTCCCAGATTTCTTTCGTCATCGCACATGACCGCCGCTTTATGATGTCGGCGGTCGAAAGGAAGTGGTATTTTTCCATTCTAGCACTGTCGAAATATTCGATTCTCAGGTACGCACCCTGTAGCGCGCTGAAGGTTTTGTCATAGATCCGTTGATCGTCAAACGGGTCGTACTCGTGACGGAGGACGTGGTTTACCGAGCTCCAGGAGAAGGAGTCTCGACGGTGCACGAGCATCGCGGTGACCTCCTGGACCTCTGGGTGTCGCTCCATGAGCGATTTAAACCCCTGCCATTGGATCATCGTGGTGCAGGTGTTGTTCCTTGGTATCAGCGCGATGTGCCCCAGAGTCGGCAATAACTGGAATGCCGCGCACGTATGTGCAGACTGGTATTTACTGGTTGGCGTGCAGCCTGCCAGCACCGGACTGTTTAGGGCGAACAGCACCTGTGAGATGAATGTTTTTGTTGACATCCATCCCATTAGGTTGTTTTCGATCGTTTTGAGGGCGTCGTCCGTGGCGAGCCACTCTTTAAGGACTCTTGAGTTCTGTGGCGACGATGTTAATTGTTTTCCCATTCGATTTATTTTCTCTCTCTTGTGCGGAGGTGCTCGGATCCCCTTCGTCTGACTCCACCGACTTTTCCTTGCAGGGAATCCACGTATTCCTGGGTCCACATCAAATCCTTGACAACAACCCTTGAGATTTCTCCACTCCCGTCCGGAAAAACCCCGACGCGAGCGTTTTTCATTTCGCTTTTGACCATGTTGGATATCGTCTCAGCTTCATTCTCCAATGCCTTGATTTGTTTTTTAATCTCGGCCCTCTGGAGCCACGATTCAGCCATGCCATCCGTTAGGATGATAATCTCGTCTGGATCAATCGGATGCAGATACTGCAGCGCCCGGCCGGCGGTCGGGCTGGACAAGTCCAGTGGTGGCGGGTCTCCGTAGATGATGCGATCGACCAGCTCCAGGTGTGTGTCTATCAGTTGGCGGATCAGTTGTTCATTTCTCCAGACGGTATAAGTTTTAAACTTTCTGAGGTCCGTGACGAAGACGGCAAAATCGACCCGGTCGACCTCCATTACCAGACATTGTTGCTGTCCCTGCAGCTGCGCGCTTTGGGGGACCTCGTCGGTCCCATCCGTCCCCCATTGGTGATCTGCATCGCCTAGCATGAATTTGCTTGTTATTTTGGCGTCAACGGCGCGGTCTCCCAGCATGCCGTCCGGGGTGGCAGCTATACACGGGTGCTCTTGGCAGAAATACATAGGATGTTGCCGCGATGTCGTGACTCCATTCTGATCGTCGTAATGGTCCAAGACCCCCGACTCGAACACTCGGCCGATCATCATGGCGTCATTGTCGCGGTCGCCTTCCCATTCCCCTCTTTTTTTTAGGTATAGGTCGAGCGTCGTCTGATACGGACAGACACCACATGCGGCGGACGCCTCAGAGGCTCCAATGACGACACTGGGCGTGCGGTCCGGGTCGTACTGCCGCATAGCGTACCACTCTGGTGTGCCTGACATTGGTCCAGCTATTGGCATGTTATTTAGCGTTCCTTTCCGCCAGTTCGATCCAAAAAATCGACTGTGGATCGAGGAGCCCTAAACGGCTCGACAAATTCGACGAGTCCGTTAACCAGTCTCTCAGTCCATTTCCGCAAACGCACCACCTCGGCGGACAGACAGCACGGGCACCCCTCTGGAGTGGCCTGGTGTCCGCAGGTTTCGCATGTCATCTTCAGTTCGTCCTCAGTTAGCGTCTCGTTCATTGTTTTTTTGTTTCTTGGAGGTTTTCTTTTTTTCGAGGGTGTCCATGATTTCCCTCAGCCAGTCGCGGATCTGATACAGACGCGGCGCCTCGTCAATCCGTTCCTGAAGTTTCTTGTTGCTGTCGCTTGCCTGCTCCAGCATTCTGGACAGTCGTCCATTTTCTGTCGAAAGCAGTCCGATCTGCTCATGCAGCGAATCAACATGTGATTGCCACCTCTCCAGGAGTGTCTTTTCCTGCTCCCTCCGATGCTGCGATTCGGCCATGGCGTGCCTGTAGTGCACCTCGGCCGTCCTCGCGTATGCGCTGTGATACTGGTCGTCTGTACGCTCTTTGTGCTGTCGGAGCTCCTCTTCGAAGCTGAATAGTTTCTCGTCGAGACTCAACAGTTTCCCGTATGCTCGGCTTCGCTCCCCCCTCTCTGATTCAAGAAGGGAACGTATAGCCTTGCTGGTTTCGATGACTTCATTGCTTGCAACGGCGTTTCGGGAAAAAAACCTCATGCTGCCGTTATTACCTTTTTGGAGCTTCGGTCCTTGAAATTCTCACTTCAGACGGCGCGTCGATGCCGATTTTTACGCGATTCCCAGACACATTGAGGACTTTTATTACGACCTCGCCGACCTTAATTGACTGGCCGGGTTTTCTTGTGAGTACGAGCACGATCAATTCCCTTCTTTCGTGTGATTTTCTTTTTTCTTCGGTTGGGTTTTTTCATTGTCACGAGGTCGTCTCTCCTGACTCCAAGGACTCGGGCAAAAGCGTCCACGGCTGATGCCACCATCCTCGGGTGGGTCCCTTGCTCCATCCTGTACCACCGGGGCACTGTTATCGGCCGAGCTATCAGAGGCTGACTGCCCTTCGAGAGCCTGGTAGATTTTTCGCAAACCTCTCTTACGCCCAGTGATCTCTCAATTCGCAGCCGTTTCACATTCGTTGCAACGAGCCGTGTAAACGCAAGCTCCTCAAACGTCGTCACTAGCTTCCCCCCCCTTGGAATGAGTGGTGGTGCACCGTTCGGAGGAAAATTCAGTGCGAGTTCATTTTTGCCAGTGTGTCTAGATGTCCTCTATGGCGTCAGAATAAACTGGAGGGCTGCGACCGCGCGCAACCTCTCTGCTGCCTTGTCTAGCCCTCCGCACTCGCGCACGAACTGGACGGTTTCCGATAGAGCTCGGTGGCTCAGGTCCCCCTTGAGGACTCTACTGACCTCAAGCGGTACCGCCTTTGCTTTTTGGCGAAGCTGCTCATCCAGCGAATCGACTGTCGCGCCAGGGGCGGATGCCGGACCGCCGCAGCCTTTGCATGTCTTCGTTCTTGCGTGCACTTTCTTTCCGCAGCTGACGCAAGTTTTCATCGGTGCTTTTCTTGGCATTCCTTCGTTCTCCCTTTTGTTATCGTTGTGGTGGGGCTAGATTATCACTTCGCGTTAATGTCGTCAATGCCGTCATCGTGTTTCGTTGATGTTGGTGGAGTAGCTCATGCTTCATTTTTGTCTCGTGGATTTATGCTCGGGAGCTCATCATGGTGTCTATCGTCTGTCGGCCTAGGGCGCGTAATCGGTCGCTGACCGCTTTTGCGCATGCTGCGGAGTCCGACGTTTTGGCTGGCCGCAACAACGCGTATCTGTGCCATTGCAGAAAATCAGAAAAGGGGGACGGATGGGACCGACGAGGTTCCCCATTGCCAGTAGTAAATCGTGATTTTATCTGGACTATTTCATAGTTTCGACGCTCCGACAATTCAGGCATAGCTTTGCTGTCGATTGAAACACTTAGGACAACGTCACCTCTCTGGTAGGGCTCTCCGTTAGGGTCCACCTGGATATCGACTAATATCTCTCCCTCCTTGGGCAACCGTGGAAAGTGGGATTTGGGAAGACCTGACAAATTGGCGTGCAGGATGCGCCGAACTCGTCCAACATGCGTGAATCCTCTGGGGAAGCCTCGGCCGTAGATTTCTATCCTTTCTGTTTTCATCGCTCCGACTCCTTATCTCGTGGGCTGTTGGAAACCGTCCGGCTCGATCCAGTCGGTTCGAATGTTTTTGTTTTGGTTGTCTTCTCTCACCACCAGACAATCAGCAGTGAGTCGCGCGAACCACACAGTGAAATCCCATCGGTCCATGCCAGCTGATCGGTTCTGATTCATCGGCCGATTCCGGCGAGTACTGTCCGCCACAGCTGCCCGCCGCTCTGGCTGTGTCCCACTCGGACCGGTCGAGTCCCGCCGGTTCGCGCTCGGCTGCAGCCTGAGCCGCACCGAGTGTCAAAAACTCTCCGCAATAGCTGATATCAGACCCATCTGGTACTGCGTAGACTCGGTATGTCATCGTTGTTCCCTTGCTCCTGTTGTGGTCCTCATTAAGATCGGGTTCAACCCTCGGGGTCATGCAAAGGCTGCGGCGGCGCGACAGTCGATTCAGCACCTCGGCATTCATCCGGCGAACGGTCTCGATCGCATCCTGTAGCATCTGTTCTGTTATGGTCATGGTCTACTAAGCCCTTTCGTGTATCTCTAGAATTCAACTGCATCGTTCAGCAAGTCCTCCGCGTCTGGGTCATCACCACTAGAGAGCAGAGAATCCTCCAGCTCACAGAGCATCGCTGACCGTGGCTCGTGGGCGAAATCGGCCACGCGTTTGCCGTTGTCCACCCAGTCACTGGCGCCGTAGCACCACACCGGCGATGCACCGTCGGTCCAATCCGCGGCGACCCCGTAAATTTCGCCGGCCGCCCACGGCTCGGTCACGAGTCCACTGGTTCCGTCCGGTCGACTCTCGATAGCTGTTGTCATGGGATTTGTCATTGTTCTGTCCTTTTTGTTTTGGTCTTCCATCTCTCACCACCAGACAATTAGCAGTGAGTCGCGAACCGTCAACCAGAATTATTTCTGATCCAAATTCTTTTTGGCCGCGCGTGGCAGCTCACCATTGTGGAATTCTCCACGCGGTCTGTCCTGGATATCAGTCGGCGTTTGGCCGCGATTGTCATCAGTGGACCCAGCACACGAGGCTCGATTTCCTGGCGGACCGACTCGGGGATTACCATCCACACTGAATCGGTCGTAAATTCCGTGCCGACAGGCACAGCACGAATCGCGTCTAGGATAATTTCCTTGCTGGACAGTAGTGTGTTCCTCTCGACCGCATCCATAGAGGAGGATTTTGCGTCCATCGCTTTTCGTGAATCAAATAGGAGCCCCTGTTTTCGCATGTTAGAAATCCTCTAGAAATATGGTTGACGATTTATCACTTGGTGTTAATTGTATTGTGAGGACGGAAGGCAAACAACACCAGCCAAACCCAGCCAAACAGGGAAAGAACAATGAGGACTACTACCGCCAGCAACGCAACGAACATCTGCATGACAACTCCGGAGTTGCTCGACGCGGTGAGGTCCTGCGAGGATCACCACGGCGGCGACGTGACGGCGAAACAACTGTCGGACTGGATCGAATGCACGGTCCGTTTTGCTCGGACCATCCTCCGGATGGTAGAGGGGATTCGTACCGGACAGAAGGTAGCACGGGGACA